GGCGGCCTGAGCTACAAGTGGATCTCCAGCGTGACGGGAGTGCCGGATCGCTTAGTCTTTCTGAACGGTATATGCAACTTAGTGGAACTAAAGACACAGACTGGGACACTGAGCCCCCGCCAGATACACGTATTTGATGAACTGGGAGAGGCCGGCTTTCCGGTCTATGTGCTAAGAAGCTATGACGACATTGAGGAGTTTATTCGTGAAGCAACAGCACCTTAAGGCCTACTACAACAACGCAAAACATAGGGCAATTAGGGAGAACGTGCCATTTAGTTTAACTATGCAAGATTTGATTGATATTGCAGCGGATGAGTGCCCTATTTTTCACACTCCTTTTGTATGGGGGGCCTCTGGACTGGGAAAAGGCAAGACGCGCCGCGATAGTCCCACGTTAGATCGCATACTGCCTGAGCTGGGATACGTCAAGGGCAACGTAGCATTCCTGTCCTATCGTGCCAACAGGATCAAAGACAACGGCACCATGCAAGAACACTACGACATCGCAGACTGGATTTGGAACCAAACACATGCTAAAAAGAAATCAACTACATCAGTATCAGCAGGAAATTATATCCAAGGCGCAGTCGGTGCCGAACTTGGGTCTATTTCTACCCCCTGGGCTTGGGAAGACTACGACCACTCTGACGATCATAGCGGAGCAGATGCAAGGCAAGACGCTGATCATAGCACCCAAGCGAGTAGCGGAGACAGTGTGGGAGCAGGAAACCAAGAAGTGGTCGCACTTGAGCCATTTACGCGTATCGAAGATCATGGGCAGCCCGACGCAGAGATTGTCCGCCTTGACTTCGGACGCAGACATTTATCTGATTAACCTGGAAAACGTAGCGTGGTTCTGTGGCCTTTCAGATAAGTTAGTGTTCACTAACTTAATAATAGATGAAAGCAGTCGTTTTAAAGACCCGAGTACCAAGCGATTTAAGGCACTTAAAAAGCATTTAAAGGGCTTCTCACGGCGTTTAATCCTCACGGGTACACCAACCCCTCAAGGCATGGGAGATCTCTGGTCTCAGGTGGGTATATTGGACTTAGGACAGCGTTTAGAAACCAGCCTGACCCGCTTTAGGGACAAGTACATGATGCCGGATCAAATGAACCGCCATACACGTGTGGTATATAGCTGGAAATTTAAACAGGGATGTGATGAGATTGTTAAAAATAAGATTTCAGATATTTGCTTTAGTCTTAAGGCTGAGGACTATTTAAATCTACCGGAATGTACCAATGTATACCACAGTATATCTTTTGACCCACAAGTAAGGAAAAAATACGATGAGCTTAGAAAAGACATGGTCGTTGACATCAAGAAAGAAAAAATCACAGCTCCGACAGCGGCTGCACTGGCGAACAAGCTACTCCAGTTCACGTCAGGAGCAGTTTACAATGAGGAAGGAGAAGCACAAGAAGTACACCGCGCTAAACTGGAACTGCTTGAGTCGCTCATGGAAGAATCTTCAAGTCCCACGCTTGTCTTCTATCATTTCAAGCATTCGCTCCAACGAATACGTCTTCTGTTCCCAGAGGCGGTGGTGCTGGACGATGACAACATTGAAGCGTGGCGTCGTGGCGAGATTCGTATGCTCCTTGCCCACCCGCAAAGCGGTGGAATCGGGCTTAATCTACAGTGCAACGTTGGAGACACAGCACAAACGGTCTGGTTCGATCTACCATGGAGCTCAGAGAACTACATCCAGGCAAATGCTAGGATCTACCGCCAAGGGCAAGAAAAACCGGTTATCATACATCACCTAACCATGTCTAATAGTATCGACGAGCAGGTAGTTAAAGTTTTGGACGGAAAAATAAATCTTCAATCTGCTTTGCTAGATGCCCTAAATTGCGTATTAGTGTGATCATGAGAACAAAAACCAAGCACAAATTAAATGCGGCCACTCCAAGGCTATCTGACGAAGAGTTAGACCCCCTGGAGCAAGACGAAAATGATGGCGTTTCAACCGAATTAATTGAGGGGCATTTTCCTTGGACACCAGAAGATATCATTGATGTTAAACGTTTAATTAATGAGCGGATGCCAACAAAGCAGCAGTTTATTTTCTTGTCGTTTTTAGAGGGATTAACATACGCGGACATCAACGTAACGGAAAAGTATTGGCGGTATCACTTTACTAAAGGTGTTGAGTTTATTAAAAAGGAATTGGGACTATGACAAGTTACATCGTAGAGCATAGAGTTAAGGGTCATTATGTTATGGAAACGATTGCTGGTGTCGAAGACATTGATACAAGCATATACAAAGATTTATTGGGAATCTGGGTTTGTGACAGCCAGGAAGAGCTACAAGTTATGGAAACAAAACTCAAGGAGATGAGACATGCAAGATCCAGTCAACCATCCTAAACACTACACAGATCATCCCAGTGGCATTGAGTGTATTCAGATCACTGAGCATATGGGCTTTAATTTAGGTAACGCGCTTAAATATATCTGGCGTTGTGATTTAAAACAAGACGCGATTGAAGACTTGCGTAAGGCGCGTTGGTATATTGACCGCGAGTTATCGAAGCGTGTTAAAAACGGCGCAGATCCGGAGTGTGGAAAATGAACACATTTATATTTGTATCCGTAATTTGTATTGGTCAATCTTGTGCGTTTATGACAAGCCCTTACCACCTTTCAGAAAAAGAATGTAACGAGTACAAGCAAGAGTTTCAACAAAATAAATTTAAACCTGAGGTAACACTGGCAGCATACCAGTGCATGAAATTTAAACCGGAGACAAAAGTATGATTTTAGAATTAGACGATGATTTTACAGACGAGATTACCGCGGCCAACCTAGCAGAAAGCTATGTTGGTATTTCAGACATGATGAAAAACGGCGACGGTTGGCATGAAGATGATGTGGCCGCATGGAAAGAACTACTACCGGCAATTATGATTGTTGGTAACTGGTACTCAGTAGACTTTAAAAAAGAAATTAAAAAAGCAAGGAAAAAGAAATGACAGACAGATATGATTTAGAGCAAGCCATTATGATTGCTTGGCAAACGTCAGACGACATTGATTTATTATTTAAACACCACGGCGACGCGCCTAGGCCAATGACAGAGGATGAAGTTGGTAACGCCTTGTTAGGTATTAAAGTTTTGCACGACATGCGTATGGAAAAGTTAATGGATACGTATAGTCGTAAGTTTGAGTTGGATCAGTACTGCACTGATCCAGCAAAGTTAGCAGCAAGAAACGCCATGTTTGGGGGTGTGCATGAGTTTCTTAATCCAGAACCAGAAGTTAAATCAAAAAAGAAAGGAAGTAAAAAATGAGCGAGAATAACCAGCTCCCAGTAGTAGATGATTTTGTAGTAACCATTGAGATGTCAGTAAAAGAAGTAAACACATTGTTAAATGTTCTCAATACCCCCAACCAAGTACCAACCACAACTTACGTGGCGTTTATTAACATGATTCAACAGCAGGCAGGCCCTCAGGTTAAGAAGGCAGAAGAAAGCCTAGCAACTGTAGCAAAGGCGCAAAATGAACCTCAAGCAACTGCTTAAGCACGCAGGCATTAGCAATAACATCATTAAGGAGGTTGAGAAAAAGACCGCCAAGACCAACGCTCAGATGGAGCAAGAGCACCAGGAAAAAGCGTTGGCCATGACCAAGATGATCTTGAATGATGCCCTTAAGTACCGAAAGGAGCATGGCAGCAATACCCCTCCATCCGCGCCCAAAAAGACAATTATTGTACCAAACGATATGTAGGGCGGTTTTTTCCTAAAACGCGTATTAGTAGATATAGGATACGTCGGGAGACGCTCCTGTCTACTCTGGCTGTAAATAAAGCCACTGGTTGCCGGACACCAGCATAGAATCCGGCACTTTCACAACGCCCAAGACAGTGAAGGTTTTTTACCAAATGCGGGCATCACACACTACAACACACAGGAGAATTACATGAACCCATTCGAGTTAAGATTTGACATTTTAAACACAGCCAAAGACTTTTTAGAGCAGCAATACAAGGCTAACCTAGCCGCGTTTGATGCCATGGATAAGGCAACTAAAGACGCAGCTAAGCTGGCGCCTAAGTTTCCAACCATGGAAGAGGTTATTGAAAAGGCTGTGGAAATTAATAAGTTTGTTAGCGACGCCAACGAACGTGAGCTGGTCAAAACAGTAAAACGTATCAACGGTATTGGCATCGCATTTTAAGTTTCAATGAGTAGGAGTGTCGGAGGCACCGCCACTTAATAAGAGGTAACCCACAAAAGTATTCCCTGTCCTACTCACCCAATAACAACACCCCGCATGCCTCTCGTGAATACTCTATCTGACTTCGAGTGGTTGACTGAAGCACACTTTGCGGGGTTTTCTATAAGGAAATACCATGGCAGCTAAACCAGGTTTATACGCAAA